TTGTTGTGCCTGTTGTTGGCGACGAACTTCGGTGTCATATGCGACACCACGATATACGACTTGTGACATTAGGGTTCTCCTTAGTTGTTTAAGTTAAAGAGCGTTCCTTCAGTCGGCTTTTGCGTTCGCTATTCGCAAATAGCGAATGAACGATCCGTTCCGAGTCGGCTTACTTCCGTCCCATACTGGGATGAACGTGAGGTCATTATAGACCTATTCCACTATATAGTCAAATAGTTTTGTAACATGTGTTACAAAACATGTTACTTCAATTTACTTAATACTTCTTCAAGCTTATTTGTTTGTTTCCTATACGTGGATGCCCAAGTTTCAAGAGTGTCTACAATATCATCTACAATAACATCTGCAGAGATATCATCCTCAAAATATTTTTGTACTGCTTCGGAAAGATATCTCTTCCTATTCCACTCAGCAGTATAAGGTTTGTAATCCATGATAAGGTAATGATGCAACGGAATTATAAACTATGTATTCTACTTTGTCAATCTCTTTGTCTCCAGTCTTCTGGTTTATCTCTGTCTTCCGTCCACCAGTCAACCATATCATCAACACTATCAAAACCACGCTTACCAAAGCGTTCGTGACCTAAACCACCAATATCAAGTTGGTTTAAAAAGTCATCCATATCCCCCTCTTGCATTGTGGGGTTTTCTGCAGTTCTTCTTGCCTGACGTAAAATTGTTGCAGCCGATCTATTCGACTTTGCAAGTTTCTCTGCCCAGATCATATCTTCTAAACTCACCTCTTCGTGCTTGGCAATCTTATTACAGATACCTTCCAAACGCAGTCGATATTGTGTAGAGAGCATATGTAATCTCCAGATAGGGTTATTTAGCATTCACCTTTCAATGTAACTCAAAGTATGATCTTGAGCATAAAGTTGTTGAATAATTATATCGCATCCAATTTTAGGATTGCAATCTCCACAAGTATAAACATCCACTGCTGCTTTACCTTCTTCAGGCCAAGTATGAATACTAATATGACTTTCTGACAACAAGCACATCACAGTAACTCCTTGGGGTTCAAACTTTTTTGAAATAGTTTGAATCACATTAGCACCACTAGCAACTGCAGCATTTTCTAGTAGGTCTACAAGACAACGCTCGTCATCTAAAAGGACAAACGAGCATCCGTATAAGTTAAGTAAGTAATGCTTTCCCATCATTCAATTGCTTCAGGATCTATTCCATATTCGTTGATTAGTTTATCTATTTTTGTTTCTTGTCCGCAAAGTTTTTCAATCTCAAAGATAGATGATTTTTGATACTTTTTAAGTTTCTTATATTCCTTAATAAGTTTCTCCACTTCTCTGTTTTTAATATAGAGTTTAAATTCTTTGTCTTTTGCGGGTTTTGCAAAACCCCTAAAACCTTCACTCATCGTCCTTTCTTTTTCTTCTCGGGTTGTTTATATCCCCAAAGTTTGGGATTAGTTCTTCCATATCCAAAATCAATTCTTTGAATAGATCCAGAACCATACTTATCATAGTACATATCAAAGATACGTGTTCTTGATCCTCTTACTAAATCAACATTTTCTTTTTCATCAACAATATACCAAATTAAATATGCGTCACTTGGAAAGGAAGAATCTTTTGCTGCTTCAAGTGTAGTATTCTCTAAAAGAACATCACACCCATAATTAGAAGGAAGAACTACTCTTTCATCTCTTCCACAATCTGACATATCTTTCTCCGTACTTATAGCAGTAGTCATGAACGACCACCCCACTGAATATCGGGATATGCCTCTGCTACTGTTTCTTTGGTGATCTTATATTTAGATTGAAGATTTTTATCTTTAACAAGAATCAATAACTCTGCTTCCATGGGATGAAGAGCACGAAGGAGATTAATAAACATCATCTCTCTTCGAATATTATTCAGTTTCATATTGCCACCCTTTACAAAATGGTAAAGGTTTTGAAATTCTTTACGAAGTGATGTGCGTCCTCTGCCATCCAAATCTTGTCCAGTTGCAGATTCTCCACCAGCAGCTTCTCTCTTCAAATTATCAGAAAGACTCCCAGAGTAAACTGTCTGATCGTTTGCATCTGCATAAGGTACATCTCCTTCAGGAAGAAGACTGATTACAGACTCATCAAAGTTCCAAATAAGAATGGACTTAAGAGCTGGATTTACATATTCCTGAAGAAGTTCTATCTTTTTTGCATTAGATCGTTGAGAACTTACGAGAGCAAGAATTTCATGCTGAAAAGGATTTGTAGGCAGTTTAGTATTATTTGTGGTAGAAGACTTGCTACTTCTAGTCGTCTTCTTCGTCGTCGTCGTAGTCATAATCGTTTTCAAATCGTACTGCTAAAATTTCATCTGGTATGATATTCCCATTCGAATCAAACATCTCTGGGTGTGTGTAAACTGGTTGAGTTTGATAGAAGTGTTCTTTTGCCAACCATCCTACTACTCCTCCTACAAAAAAGAACATGATTGAGACCAATGTTCCTATGGTTAGAGCTACTGCTAGCATTTGTCTTCTCCAGAGAGTTTATTTTTTCCTTATGTCGAAGTGAAAGTCGATAAAGAAATGAAACTCTCTTCGGAATAGAGAGATCATTTTACCAAACTTCACTTGAAAAGTTTTTGGTTTTTCTGATCTTCTCCTCCTATTGCGTAGTAATAACTCAACTCCCCGATTAATTTCGGGTTCTGACTTATTTAGAGATCTTTTTTCGTCGTCCAGGTCTTCTGTCATAACTATATTTTTTAGCATCGTCCAAGATGCCACTTAGATAATTTTTAATTTTTCTTGCTTGGGGTTTGGGAATGTGACCATATGCCTCACGAAGCATTTTATGGTTATTGTCTGTACCACCTTCAAGATATTCTTCAAGTTCTTTTACTAGATCACTTAATTCCAAAGCAGTGTTACTTACAATAAACTCATCCACTTCTAATTTTTTAGTTCCACGAATTTTTAAATAGTCATAAAATTTCAAAACAAACTGTCCATCAAAAGCATAGTCAATCGCTTTCTCAACATCGGTGTAAATTTCGCGGAAGTTATTATCCATTAAACCAAATTTTGCTCCTTAAGATATTGAACTGTGTCTGAACATCCACCAATATGTTTGTCATCAACAATCACTTGAGGAAATGTAGATCCTTGACCAAACTCCGCGTAAAATTCTTCACGGGTAAAATCTGTATTCAGTTTGTAAATAACGTGCCTAAGATCAGCTAATTGTAGCACTTGTTCTACCTTAGTGCAATATGGACAACCGTCTTTCGAATAAACTGTAAATGTCATTTATCTTTTAATTTTTGTAGATTATTTATTGAATTTGTATTATAAGATTCTTTTAATGGTCTGTAAAGATTTGGCCAAGTATCTCTAATAATTTCTGCGAGTTTGTAAGGTGTCTCAGAAGTAATCATTTCAATATCTTGATGGTGTGTATTCAAGGTCTCCAAGAATATCTTCCAACATTATACCATACTCTTTGAATCTTTTGTCGCCAGCAATAAAACATCTTTGTCGCATCCATACTGCGTCGGCCAGAAGTTTTACTTGATCTTCTGTGAGTGTTAAGGTTTTCATTTATAAAAAGCAACCTCTTTATGTATAAAATTGCTAATATCTAATATTTTTCCTTGGGCGATAAGCAAAAAGATTGGTTGGTTTGGGCGGTTTCATCCACTCATCTATTATGTCAAATTTTTCTTCACAATAAAAATCTTGTTGAACATACCACAATTTCCAATGGTCATGTCCTTTGGACTGGTTGCAAGATTTACAGCAACACACAACGTTTCTTGTAATATCTAATCCACCTTTTGATTGCGGAATAACATGGTCCAGAGTTAAATCTTCCTCAGAACCACAGTAAGCACATTTATGATCCCAACTTTCTTTGATTTGTTTCCTCCATAATCGTTTTGCTTCTGATTGACTTGTTGCTTGTAGATTAAACAAGTATTCTTCAGGCGACTGGAGAGGTCCCATAAGTGCTTGCGACTTGTAGGTATTTAGTTTTACAAAAGAGACATTAGAAACATGAAAATACCAAATGCGATAAAAAATTCTAGGATTCCGAGCATAAAAAAAGGAGTTCAAAGAACTCCTCTATTTATTTTAGAGTGCATTGCCCCTCGGAAGTACTTCCTCTGGAAAGACAAAGTTTTCATGTGGTTGGTCAACTGGTGCCAACCAAGCACGAAGACCTTCATTCAAAAGAATGTTTTTCGTGTAGAAAGTTTCAAACTCTGGATCCTCCGCTGCACGAATCTCCTGAGATACAAAGTCGTAAGCACGAAGATTAAGAGCGAGTCCAATAATACCGATAGAGCTAGTCCAGAGACCCATGACGGGAACAAAGAGCATAAAGAAATGCAACCAACGCTTGTTACTAAAAGCAATACCGAAAATCTGTGACCAGAAACGGTTAGCAGTAACCATCGAATAAGTTTCCTCCTCTTGCGTGGGTTCAAAAGCCTTGAAAGTGTTTGCATTTTCTCCATCTTCATAGAGAGTATTCTCCACAGTAGCACCGTGAATAGCACAGAGCAGAGCACCACCTAAGATACCTGCTACTCCCATCATATGAAAGGGATTAAGAGTCCAGTTATGGAATCCTTGAAGGAATAGTAGGAAACGGAAGATAGCAGCAACACCAAATGAAGGTGCAAAGAACCAACTGGATTGTCCCAGTGGGTACATCAGAAATACGGAAACGAATACAGCAATAGGCCCAGAAAACGCAATAGCATTGTACGGTCTAATTCCTACTAAACGAGCAATCTCAAATTGACGAAGCATAAATCCAATTAGAGCGAAAGCCCCGTGGAGCGCCACAAAAGTCCAGAGTCCCCCAAGTTGGACCCAACGGACGAAATCCCCCTGAGACTCAGGACCCCAAAGTAGAAGAAGAGAATGACCCATAGCATCAGCAGGCGTCGAAACAGCTGCTGTGAGGAAATTAGCACCCTCAAGGTAAGAAGACGCCAACCCGTGGGTGTACCAACTTGTAGCAAACGTTGTACCAGTAAGCCAGCCACCAAGGGCCAAATAAGCAGTGGGAAAAAGAAGTAATCCAGACCAACCCACAAATATGAAGCGATCACGTTTAACCCAGTCATCCAGGACATCGAACCACCCCCTTTGTTGAATTGGTTGTGAAAGTGTTGAAGATACCATAGCCTCCTATGTGATTTCTCATATTTATGTTAACATACCTTAACAAAAGAGTCAATAGAGACTTATACTCATAAAAAAAGAGACCCTTTCGGATCTCTCAAAAACTATTCAGTTTTTATCAACCAATGGCAGGAGAAGTGAGAGCAACAGGAGTGCTTTCAGCAGCAGCAAGGTCAAGAGGGAAATTATGTGCATTTCTTTCGTGCATTACCTCGAGCCCAAGTCCAGCACGGTTAAGAACATCAGCCCAAGTGTTAACCACACGACCCTGACTATCCAGAATACTCTGGTTGAAATTCAGTCCGTTGAGATTAAAAGCCATCGTGGAAACACCAAGAGCAGTGAACCAGATACCGACAACGGGCCAAGCGGCGAGGAAGAAGTGCAGCGAACGGGAGTTATTAAAGGAAGCATATTGGAAAATAAGGCGTCCGAAATAACCGTGTGCAGCAACAATGTTGTAAGTCTCTTCTTCTTGACCAAACTTGTAACCATAGTTCTGTGATTCAGTTTCAGTGGTTTCACGAACCAGTGAAGAAGTCACCAGCGAACCGTGCATCGCACTGAACAGAGAACCACCAAACACACCAGCAACTCCAAGCATGTGGAAGGGGTGCATCAGAATGTTGTGCTCAGCCTGGAACACCAGCATGTAATTAAACGTACCAGAGATACCAAGTGGCATACCATCAGAGAAAGAACCTTGACCGAAAGGATAAACCAAGAATACAGCAGTAGCAGCAGCAACAGGGGCGCTGTAAGCAACCATAATCCAAGGACGCATACCAAGACGGTAAGAAAGTTCCCATTCACGACCCATGTAGCAGAAGACGCCGATGAGGAAGTGGAAGACAACAAGTTGGTAAGGACCACCATTATAGAGCCATTCGTCCAAACTTGCTGCTTCCCAGATGGGGTAGAAGTGCAGTCCGATTGCGTTGCTTGAAGGAACAACAGCACCTGAGATGATGTTGTTGCCATACATGAGTGAACCAGCAACAGGTTCACGAATACCGTCAATGTCCACCGGAGGTGCGGCAATGAAGGCAACGATGAAACATACAGTTGCAGCAAGCAGTGTAGGAATCATCAGAGTTCCGAACCAACCAACATAAAGGCGGTTGTTCGTTGAAGTAACCCACTGGCAAAATTGTTGCCAGGAGTTAGTAGATTGTCTTTGAGCAATTGTAGCAGTCATTTGTTTTAAAAGGGTAGTAAGACCATCAGGGACATGGTGGTTATACTATTCCCCCGCCACCCTCAGGCGGGATATGAGAGACGTAATTTATACACCCATAGGTCTCGGTTAACAGGTGTGAGCAATGTTAAGAAATATGAGTATTTCCTAACATTTGTTTACCTATTTATCATAACACGATCTTAAGCTTCTGTCAACCTACCATTCCAGTTTTTTTCAGGTCTTTTTCTAACTGTATGATTTTCTCATCAATTAATTCTGATCTTGTTTTTATTCTTGGTTTCTTTAAAAATCTAGCTGCAGTCTTTTTATTTCTACTTTGAAGTTTTAACTTTCTCTTTGGTCTTTCATATTCATTTACATAATCAACAGATAATAACTTATAAACAGTTTGAGGATCCTTCACATCTTTATATGTTTTTGGGTCAGTTAGTTTGATACTTCTCTTAACTGCTTGCTGAACTTTATTGAATAATCTTTTGTTTTCTGGAAAGTGAGTATCGATATATTCTTTTGATGCTGACATCATTTGATCCATTTTATATCTAAGTTGAGAAAGTCTTGGATCAGACTTAGGGTATCTTTCTTTTAGATAATCAATATACTCTGGATTCTGTTCAGCAATTTGATTTAACTTTTCTATAATTTTTCCATACTCTAATATTTCTTGGGCAGAAAGTTTAATTCCTTGCGTAAGATCTTTAAGAGTTAGTTTAGAATATTTGTTTTCCATCTTTATACTCCCTTTAAAGCATTTCTCAAATTTCTTATTTGTTTTTGAACATCTGGACTTGAAGGATCTCCAGCGCCACCACCAAGAAAAAAGTCAAGCAGTTCACGGTTTCTCTTTCTTTCTTCAGCATCAGTTTCACCATATCCAGTATATGGATCATATGATATTAATTGATTATAAGCCTCTTGACTTAATCCCCATTTATCAGAGATGTGACTTGGAATAGGTCCAGGATAATAATTCGGATCTCCTAGTGCATTTCTACTTATAATAACAGGTCTTGGAGGACCCTCAGGAACACCAGGAACTGCTGGAATTTCTGGAGATCCTGGATCTGTTACAAATCTATTAGGTAAGGGATTACCATTCGCATCAGCAGCAATCCATAATGTATATGAATATAAAGCACGATCTGCTTTTGGAGTACTTGTATTAGAAAGATTTGATGGTGAATATTGTATTCCACCTCTACAACTTCCAAAAAGGCAATCTAATGATCCCCAAAGATAAATTGTTTTTGCTATTTTACCAGGATAGGGCCAGTTGTAATAAGCTTGTTGATAAGCGTCACCCAAATCACTATCGGAATTTGAAAAAACACCCACAGATGCAACTGAAGTAAATCCACCAGAACTTAAGTATCCAACATAATTGGTAGATAACCAACCATCACGAATAACATATCCAACTGGAGTTACACCTGCAGGATATGTGCCTTCAATTTGTCGTGTTGCAGCAACTTGTTCTCCATTATAAGTGGTGTATAGATTTGCAGGTACATTCACTGGAGCATCTGGATTGCTTCCATCTCCCTGATCTCCCCATACAAAATCATCTGGATTAGAAATACCACCAGTTACATTTTCATATGTTGGTGGCACCGCAGGAACTGCAGGAACTTCTGGAATTGCAGGATCACCTGGTTCAAATCCAGTCACAGTATAAACTCCTGATGTGCTATTTGTAATAGCTTCACCAAGAGTTTTCTTTAATTCTTTATCAAGTTTCTTTATCTTCTCATCAATGGGAAGATTGGGTTTTTTATATTTTAGAACTTTACTAAACGTTCCCATTAATCAATTGTTTTTAGATATTTATTTTAATACTTAATTGTTTGGAAAAAACCATTCTTTTCCACAATTGCAGAACACGTATCAACGAAATCTCCACAACACATATACTCAATCTTATCAAACTTTCTCATATGATTATGATGAATGTGACCGCAGATGATACCTTTATAGTCACCTTTCTGTCTACAATAGTTTGCTAAATCAGTTTCATATTGATTGATATATTTTTTTCCACGAATTGTATTCTTCAGTGCATAAACCAATGAAAAACGAAAAATCTTCTCCATCCACAAACTCATTGGAGTAATCAGTTCATATCCTTTGTTAAACAC